AGGGAATCCAGTGCACGTGCTACGGTGGTTAGGACTTCGCCACCGGGGCCGAGCTTGCCCCGAAGGTCGGGGTCAGTTTCGGCCGATGCTCGCCATTCCTTTCGCGTTTCCTGGTAGGCCTCGAACGGTGCGTTGAGTGCCTCACGAGTTTTTGCGATATAGAAATCGACGAGCTTTTGTCCAAATTCTTGGCTTAGGTTGGCTTCTTTAAAAAGAGTGTTAGCTTCGGTCTTGATCTCGGGATCAAGCTCGTAGCCTTCGGGGACTTTCCAATCGGCATATTCCTTGGGGGCGCCGGTAGCTTCTTTGGGCGCATCCTTGTTGAGGAGCGAGCCATCACCTTCCTCCTTTGGTTGGGCCGGGGGTTCAGTGGAAGAGGTCGGGCTCTTCGTCGTCTCGGCCGGGGTCGGGGTCGTAGTCGGAGGTGACGAGGGCGGGGGTGCCGTAATCTCGCCTGTCGGAGTTCGACTTACGCCCGCTGGATCGGTCGTCACTGGTGCTTCGGCCATCGTTCTGTTCCCTTAGCATTTGGATATATTGATCTGGGCAGAAGGTTGCTATGTCGTAGATGAGCTTCTGCCCAATACGCTGACCACCGCAGTTGAAGGCGGTGTTGAGTGCATTGCCGGTGTGAGCGTTCTCAAAGACGTGGCAGATCTCGAGAATCTCTCGCATGAACGCGCGACCCTCAACAGAGGACATCGCAACGCGGAGGAAGTGGACGCTGCGCAGTGTGGCTTGGGCGGCCTCACGTTCGCGCTTTTGAACGTGCTTGGGGTTGGATGCATTATACTCCACCGACACCTCCACCACCCCCACCACCCCCGATCAGGGCTTGGAGTGCATTTTGGCCACCGCCAATCGGGGCTTGGGATAGGTTCTTTGCTCCGGCGGCGAGCTTGTTCGCACGCTCGGCTGCTGCGTCTTGCTCGGCCTGCTGTTGTTGCTTCTGGCGATTGGCGCGGATGGCCTGGAGTTCGTCGGGGCCTCGGATGAGTTCGGGCTCGCCGACCTTGAGGTGAGCGATGCGCTCGAAGCCCTTATCCATGTCCATGTTGTCGATCATGGCGGGGTCGACTGCGGCGAATTGGCTAGCAAGAGTCATGAGTTCTTGGATCGAGTTGGCCTTGTTGGCCATTTGCGCCAGCTCGATCATGGACTCGAACTGGACGTTGATATGGGCACCTCGAATTTCATTCGGTGCAGGCGGCAGTATACCTGCACGCGATGCGATTCCGAATATCCTCTCATGTGCTTTTGCAAAAACTTCGTGGTTGAGACGCTCAAGCACTGGTCCCAGCATAAGCATAGCCTCGGCTCGTCGAGCGTCGATTTCGGTAGCCGTGACGTTGGAGCGGGTTTGGAATTGGGAAATGGTTTGGAACAGGTTAACGTAGAAAGTATCCTTGACGCGATTTTGGATTTGCACAAGTTGTTCCATCATCTCTTTGACTTGAGGATTGACAGTGTACACTGGTGCAAAGCCGGTTTTGCCTTGCGAGATCATACCCGACACGTAGGTGACGCCGCCGGGGAGGAGGGAGGCGGGTTGGTTTTTGAGCTGGACGTCGGCGATGAGGGGTGGGTTCACCATCTTGTCGATGCCTTGGCTCAGGCGTTTGGTTTCTAGTTGCAACTGTTTGATATCGGGAAGAGCATCCATCCCTGGTGATCGACCGTAGGCATCATTTGATACGAGATCCCATCGCCCAACAATGGCGGGAGACTCATGAAAGCCTCGCTTGCGGAGAAGGCCGGGAGAGTAGGATGATCCCCCCTGTGGACTAGCACTCCCACCCCATTCCCAATAACACTCACGGAAAGCAAAGGATTCGGGGACTCCATACTTCCTCCCATCTACGTTGGGTTCGATGCAATGAGCCACGACCAGTTCGCGGGTGAGCGAAGTACCACCTTGGGCCCACAGTGCTGCTGAGCTTGGAGATAGGTTTTCAACGCCAAACATATCTGCGGCTTCGTCGATTGTGTGAGTAAATTCCCGCATGAATATATTCGGCCGGTATTGCCCATCCATGTCAACGTAATACTCACCGAGGCAAGGATTGTAGCAAACGATGACATTCTCGTAGTCCTCGTAGATTAGGAGGGTGGCGGTGCCGAAGACGACTAGGTCGAAGTAGAAGATGGCTAGGGCGTCGTAGAAGTTGGACTCTTGGAGGATTAGGCCGATGAGCCACTCCACTCGGGCAAGCCAATACGCTACTGGACCCGGCACGCTGGAGTCGATGTTGTTGATCCGATACCGGAACCACTTCTTGGTTGGATCGGAGCACCCCATCATCATTCCAGCTGCAAGATTACGGGCGGCGAGGCTGCCGGTTGAATCAAGAATGTGCTGGTTGATAGGTGATCCTCGTGACATTTGGTTAGGTGTAATAAGCCATTTATACCGTCGGGGGAGAATGTAATCTGCAAGCTCCCGCCAGTGTACCCACCAGCCGTAGCGGTTGACACGCAGACCGATAAGGCGTCCTTCAGCGGCTTTTCGAAAGGCGACGTCTGGTTCGTTGTCATATCCTGGGGCTTCCCTTTGTGTCGCAGCGCGGACCCTGGCCGCGGTCTTGCGATCGAGGTGGGGGTAGGATTGGGTGTGGCCGGGGCCGTATTGGGAGTCCATTAGATGTTGCCACCCTGCCACTTTCCGCGTCGTTCAAGGCCACCCCCGCCCTTTTTCATCATCGCGTCATCAATCTTCTGCTGCTCCTCCATTTGCTTCTCTTCGGCCTTAAGCCACTGGGCGCTGGGTCTGGTCCTACCTTCCTGTCTCTCTCGCAGCTGCTGGCGCAACCAATCCCTGCCAGTCTGCTCATCACCGTAGTAACGATGGATTGGGTGCTTTGGCCCTGCCCCTGCACTAAGCAACTTGTCCTGCCCCATCTGCGCTTGCTTGGCTTCCTCAAACCTTTCGCTGAATGGTTTCTGCTGCTCCATAATCGCAGCGGCCATGTATTGGTAGGCGACGCTGGGGACATCTGGGCCTGGGCCCGTGCCTGGGCTGAGGTCAGATCCCTGACCCTGAACTCCTGGGCCGATGAAGGGGACTCTCATCCGGTTGTTCCGAGAAGGGTGCCTGCGCCCTTCTGTTGTGGGCCCGCTGCGACTTGCTGGCCGAGGTAGGTTGGTTCCTGGAGTTTGGCTTGGGGACGTTGGCCCTGAGGGGAGAGTGGGGCCTCGGCCACGGGGCTGGGCTTGGGCATGGCCACAGCTGTGGGGTTGGGTAGGGAGAGACTCATCCCGGGAATCCTCGGTAGGGTTGGTCGCCCATCTCCAGGGCGAAGGCAGCGATGGGGTCGTACTCGTGTTCGACCAGGGTTTTGGGAGGGTGCTCACCCCCGCCCATCTCGCTGGGAGCGAGAGCGTGGGCGAAGGTGAGCGCAAGCGCGTCGATATCATCAAGCTCGAGATCGGGATCGAGCTTGAGCATGTCTTCTTTGGACATGAGCTGAATTTCGTCACGCTTGTTGATCGTGTATTTTATGGAGGAGAATTGCTTTTTGAGTTCGGAGTCGGTGGGAAGGGCACCGGTCTTGAGCCAGGCGCGTAGTGCACCATACATCCCACCTCGTTTGTTCGCATAACGCTCACCCTGGCTCCCCCAAGCAGAGTGGGGAGTGTCGTCTTTGGATCCGAATTGTATGTCGTAGCAATGCAGTGCCTTATGCCGCACTTGATCGACCACACCTCCACCAACACCGCCACCATCGATCATGATCCCGTTGGAATGGAAGTGGAGGTGGGCCTCGAATACTTTATCAGCCAATTGCACAGTGCTAAGGCCTTGGTAGCGCCAGCGCTCGAAAGATCGAGCATCACGGCCCTTGCGAGGGAAGATAACGGAAGAGTTTTTGCCAAAGCGAGCAACGTCCACGCCCAAACATAGAGGGTCAGTATAGCTGACACTAGGATCGCGGAGCATGGCAGCTTCCACATCGGTTGAGCTAAAGAACTCCATTTCACCGACTCGTGGGAACATGCCGTAGATGCGGATGCGACAGAAGTCCGAGTCATCTCCGTAGGCATTGATCCACCTATCGATTTGGGTTTTGTCGGTAAAGCTTATGGATCGAGAGTCAACCTGGGTGGTATGCCAGAATTCATTAAAGAGACCTCCCGCAAAACACTCTTTGAAACGTCCGATATTACGAGTTGGGTTTCCAAATACGCACCAAATAATTTGAGTGTCTTTGTCGGTAAGGGCACCCTCAGTTGTTTCCCAAATGACATCAGGAATAGCGCTGGCTTCGTCGAATACCACAAGTATGCGACGCCCTTGATTGTGAAGGCCCGCGAACGCCTCGGTGTTTCGTTCGGACCAGGGCACCATGTCAATTCGCCAGGTTCGCTCGTGTTCTTCGCTGTTGTGGAAGATTGCAGTGGCTGTGAGTTTGAACTCATCCTTGCCCAGGAACATGTGGAACCACTTGCCTAGTTCGGCCCAGGTCTTGGTTTTTAGTTGCGTTTCGGTGTTAGCAGTGACGACGCCTCTCGTATCAGGTTTTGTGCTAATTGCCCATATGATGATCCAGGAGACAAGAGCAGATTTTCCAACGCCGTGACCACTAGCCGCAGCCTCTTGTATTGCGCGATTGAGAGGGAGACCGTCTCGGACTCGGGTGAGGAGGGAGGCTTGCCAAGGTTCTGGGCCATGGAATTTCTCGAGCCGAGTATTGGGCTCGCCCCACGGGAACGCGCCCATGACGAAGACTAGTGGATCATTCCTGACCGAGGCCAGCCAGCTAACCAGATCCAAAACACCCCTCCGTTAACGCCCGAGGGCGCGGATAAAGGACGGCCCAACCTTAGGAAGCCGAGCTGCGGGTTGGGCCGGAGAACGCTGCACCGCTGGGGCTGAGGGAGGAGGTGTGGGCGCAACGTGCTCAATTACTTTCGCGCTTCGATCAATAGCCGCGTCGAGGCGCATAGCGAAGTCGGCGTTCACATTAACCTTCACGGTCTTCGCCGAGTAGCCGAAGCGATCAGCCCCGTCCTTCGCAATGGCAAGGAGTTCGCGCATGGGCAACCTCTCGCCACTCGCTATCGATTCCTGGAGGGCTGAGTTGATCTCCTGCGCTGCGAGCAGCATGGAGCCGAAATGGAGTTCGTGGAAGCGGTCGGCGTACTCGTCCAGCTTCTCTTCGTTCCCCTTTGCCTTTTCCGCGACCAGATCCTGGAAGGCGGGGTCGGCCAACATTATGTTGAGGCGGCGACGGGAGTAGCCGGTTTCACGTGAGACCTTGCTAATGGTCCACCCCGAGGCGAACATCTGCGCGATAGCGTGGTGGGCCTCCCTGAACCTGAGATAGGATGGTGCGATTGCCTTTCCCATCAGAATCCCCGACGTAGGTAGTTGGGCACGCCCCGGCTCCGAGCCCGCTTGAGCAGCTCCTGAAACGCAGGGACGTTCCTCAGGTCGTATCGTGGAACGACGTGGTGCGTGTTGTACTTCGGAAGGTGCTGTTGGATCAGCTTCGCCTCCTCTGCGTCCAGCACATCACGCGGGCAGAACTTCACCCACGCATCATCAAAAGCGATCACCTGCGCCACGTGCTTGTTATGGTAAGGCGGCTTCCCCTTTCTTACACGCATGAGATTGGTGTAGTGATTGCTCAACCTCATATACACATTCCTCGACTTCCCAACATAAACCACCTCCCCAGCGTGCAAAAGGCAGTACACGCCGGAGGGCGTCAGGACCTCCCGAAAATGCACAAACTTCTCCATCTTGACCACCAGTATGACACACTTCCGCCGCAAAGTCAAGCGAAAAATTAGCCTCACTCCCCTCCCTGGGCCCCCCTCTCGACCCAGGCTCAGGTCCTGGGCCTGAGCAGATATGGCTCTCTCAAAATCATGCAAAATTTGCTTAGACATATTCGGCGGCGACGAGCGACGATTTTTGGGGGTGGGGGTGGCCGATCGCCCGAACGAAGCAAGAACATGAGTTCCGCCGCCACAATGCCGACAAAAAATGAACACGAAATGACCCCGAAAACGTCATGATAAAGCCACAATTCTGGGCCAGGATGCGCTCAGTCAGGCGGCCCACGGGCTGCGCCAGCGTGACAGCACACTCGGCTCCTGCGTATGCAGCGGGTGCGCGGTCTTAAGCGGTG